GATAGAGCCCCGCCCAGATTGCATCACTCGTCACGCGATGCAGCTCCAGCCACTCTATTGCGAGCTCGAGCGTGATGATCGCGTTGTCGCTCACCACGTAGTCGCGACGCAGCGAATCCCCTATCCGCGAGTCGACCTCCCGCACGCGGGCGGCGACGTACGCCGATCGCTCGGCCTCCTGGTCGAGCTCGTCAAACCCGTTCTTCTCACAGTGGGTCATGATCGTCCCGACGAGCTCCTGAGCGATGATGTCCATGACGCTCATCAGGTAGCGGTAGATCGGGTTCCGGTAGAGGCCGTCGATGTGACTGCCGCGCTCCTCGAGAGCATCGCGTACGTAGGTTGCGACGCTGTTGCGCCACTGTCGGATCGCCTGCTTGATGATCCGCCGCCGGCGGTCGCGCAGATCCTCTCTCCCCTTGAGGATCGCCGCAACCTCGATGATCAACTCGATGACGTAGCCGGCCGAAATACCGGCCCTGTCGCCCAGGTCCGCGGAGAGCCACTTGGTGTTCACTCGGCGCAGCCGCTTCCGGAAGAACAGCACGACCACGATCAGCGCGATTGCCAGGACCAGAGACGGCGCGGCGCTGGTGAGTATCTGCGTCCAATCAATCATCGGGTGCCTCCTCCCGGGTCATGCATACACCGCCAATGCCGCGTGATTGTTTCCGCCACTTCCGTGCCAAAACGTGAGCGTTTTTATTGCCGGGCCGAGCCCACTGTGTTCCCAGCCGTAGAAAACCAGCGAGGTCACGGTATCTCGCTCTACCCATCCGACAACAAGATCCTCGACCCCTCCGCTTGCAAATGCCTTGTCACCAACGAGTGGAACAGCTGAGCTGAACGCATCGAAGATCTCGCCGCTTGACACACTCGACCCGTAGATCGTGTAGAGCGTCTCGCCGCCCCCGCCGCCGATGTAGACTTTGTCCCCGTTGGCAAACTCCAGATACGTGCCGTCTCCGTCCGATCCCCGGTCGGCCACCCATGTCTGCATCGGGTGTAGCGCCCCCGCCGTATCCGCGATCCTCACCACACCACCAGACTCAGGCACGAGTAGCACGTCCTCAATCGCGTACTCAGCGGTCCACGGCCTGCCTCGCTCGTAGTGCTGCCGCAAACGGTCTGCGGTCGTGGCGTAGCTCGGGGAGATCAGGAGATCGTCCATGTAACGCTCGTAGGTGCTGCCGCCGAAGGTGCCGCCCACGAGCTCTAGGAACACGGGAGCCGAGACAGCCGAGCCCCAGGCCCCAGACGGCGTTGCAGAGAACACCTGGTCATCAACTCGCAGATAGGCCAGATTGGAGGTGCTGTTGTAGAAGAAGCCGACGAAGTGCCAGACCGATTTCGATAGGATCTGCGACCGGAACGTGGTCACGGTCCCGGACTTGCTCACGGTCACTTCAATGCGGTGGCCGCCATTGTAGTACTCGTACCTGATCGTGATGTAATCGTTGTAGAGGACGTAATCGTGCAGAAGCACGAGACCGGAGTTCGTGATGTCCGAATCGTCCACCCGAAGACGGAATGCCACGGTGGCGTCGCTTCCAACGGTCCACCCGTTGGAATACTGCGCATTGAGTAGCGAATCCACCGGAGCGAGACAGTGCGTCCCCTCCCACTCAAGCGCCGAGTTATACCCGGCAGTGCCGAGATTGATCGTCCACGGGTCAACGCCATCCTGGTCCTGCATGTTCCCATCGAACTTGAAGAGCCTCAGAGAACTGTCGGCGGGGACCGGATCATCAGTGGGTGCATCATCGAGGTCGGAGAGCAGGCCCCCGCAGCTCAAAAAGGGAATGAAATTACCGTTAGCGTCAGCACCGCCAATACGGATACGACGCTCAGTGCTCCATGCGGAGTTCGTGTAGATTTCATATCTGATCTCATCTCCATCGAGGTAGATCCTCACGTCGCCTTCTTGCGGGGAGGACTCCGTGCCCGTGCCGTAGTACCCGATCGTGAGCTGGTAGCTGATTTTCGCGAAGAGCGCCTGAAGCGCGGCGGCAACGATGTTGTTGGCGTGGACGATATTCGCCCCGAGCGAACCGTCTGGAACCGATCCTGCGTAGACGGTGACCGGATCACTCCACGCCGATCTATCGAGGTCGCTCGTGACGCGACGCGTTCTGTAGGTGAACGGCTTGTCCTGGGGATCGTCAGTCGTGCCGTCGAGCGGAAGTTTCCCGTGGACAAACTCCTCGACGTACCACTCCCGGTAGACCGAGTCGTCTCCCGGGTCCTGCGCACCGAGGCCGGTCCCTCCGTCGTCCGGGTAGTACCAGGTCGTGCCCGAGTCCGGGGACACTTGAATCTCGTAGCGCTGAAAGTTGGTGAGCGACTTCTGCCGATCCCACGCGAGGCGCGTGTACTGGAATCCACCGACTCCGACGAGCGTCGGCTTGCTCGGCGTGGTCGTCCCCCCGCTCGGCGCGGTGTATCCGTTGTCCAGGTCGTCAAAGGTCGGCGTGGTGGTTCGCACAGCCTCGCTCAGAGCCTCGCGTGCGGCCTCGCTGGGGACGCCGATGCCGACCTTGAGCGCTGCTTCCGCGGAGTACGCGGTGATCGCCTGCGCCTGGTAACGCCGCATGGGGCGCTGTGGATTCTTCCGACGGCTGAGGATCACCACCGTTGTGTCAAGCGTAGTGAAATCCGGATGCTCTTGGTGGATCGTCACGATGTCGCCGGGCGAATAATCGACCCTGTCTTCGAACTCGTAGCGGTAGTTTCCGAAGCGCAGCACTCGTGAGCGAGCCGTCGCGAGGCGCGTGGCGCGCGCATCGTTGAAAACGAAGCGAGTCGTGCGTTTTTCCGGATTCGTGGCGGTGCTCGGGACGGTCGTCTTCCTGATCGCCGACCGGTAGAGCGCATCGCCCAGGATGTCCCAGGTGTAAATGCTCGCTGTCGCGCCTGAACCGTTGTAGAAGTTCACCCGCGATCGGGTCGGCTCGTACTCCTCGGTCGAGACGGCAACGCCGGCATCCGCGGTAAACTCCACGTGATGACCGCTCGTGTTCACGAGCGAGAGATCCCTATTGCGTAGCCGTGTGTCCCGGGCAAGATATGGCACGTCGAGCCACTTCTCACGAAACCGCTGATAGATGTCTTCGATGTCGGAGTCCGCGGGAAAGTAATCGCCGGCTGCTATCGGCTCGCCCGGGAACCCGAGCTCCCCGGCGGTCGTGCTGATCGGCAGATTATGCCGATACAGGAGCGCATCCTGCATGACGTCGAGCTCCGCCCAGGTGAGCTCAACTCCGTCATACTCTCGCTCGAGCTTGCTCACATGGAGACCGCTCTGGATCCCGACGAACGATATGGTCGCGCTTGATACCACGGTGTCACGATCCCACTGGTGCAGCGAGAACTGGCCGCCCGCCGTGTAGGTCAGGACGTACCCGTGCTCGCTGAGGAGCGTGTCGAGTATCTCGCGCGGCGTCTCCGATCCCTTTTCCCCCGTGACAGAGTCCACGGTGATCAGGACCTCGGGGCAGCCCGGATCGATGTCGGTCGCGGTGTTGTAGCCTGCGACCGTGAGCAACTGGTGAACGATGGATGTGCTCGGGTTGGCCGAGTCGAAGATTTTCCAGCCACTGTCAGTGACGAGCGCCGGATACTGTATGCTCTCGGCAAGCGGCTCGTCCAGGAGATAGCTCATGTCGTATGCATCGACGCGCCGCGGGCCGATGCGGCTGGTCTTCCCCTGGCCTATCGTGAACGCATCTGTCGGAGCGATCCACCCGGTAAACACCCGGGCCCCTCCGTACTCATCCACGGTGCAGAAAATCTTCGCGGAGGCGTTCGCAAATGCGTCGGTGATGTCCTGGTCGTGGAGGAGCATAAAAGAGTAGGAGTCAACGACGCTGCGTCGCTCCTCGTTCATCATCCGCAGGTCTTCTTCTTGGCTCCCATTCACGACCAAATGCGAGACGTCCGTCCACGTGACGTCTCCAGGGAACATGAGTTGGATCGTGCGCACCGGATTCATGCAACGATCCCCCTGCGCTGCAGCCGCTGTTCCGCCGCCGAGAGCTTTTCGTAGAGGTCGTCCACGCCGTAGACGGGCGCATTGATGTTGATCGTCAGCCCACCGGCGCCGGTTGGAGCGGGATCCACAACAACGTGTTCGCGCCCACCCGGGTTGTCACCGACGAGCAACAGCTCGGGACCGTTCGTCACGAAGTTTGCTCCACGGGCTGCCGACTGCACGCCCTGTAGAGTCGTAGCCTGCTCGGCCGCCGCGATCCGCGCATCGTAGACATCGATGGCAGCCTGGAGCTCCTCATCGCGACCACTCCACAATCGGCCCCACCAGCCCATCGCGTCCCACTCCTCCTGGAGCTTCTCGCGCGCCGCCTCGAGCGCGGCAATCTTGTCGGCGCGAGCGTCCTCGAGATCCTGCTTCGCTTCCTCTGCCGCTTTCGCCTCCGCGGTGTCCTCTGCCTCTCCGTAGTCCTCATTGAGATCTTCCATCCCGGAGACAAACTCCTCGGTTGAGATGCGGTTTCGCTCCCATTGGTCTCGCAGGACGTCGAACTCCAGGTCGAAGATGTCTTGCAGCTCATCCAGGTAGTCGTTTCTGATTTCGATCTCTGAGCGGTACGCGTCGTCGAGTTCGACGGTGAAACCGCGCGCTTGCGCGGCGGCCGCTTCGAGCGCCTCCTGGGACGGACCGAACAGCCAATCGTAGATGCCTGCCAGTAGATCAAACCCGGCACCGGCTACCGTTCCCAAGCCCGGGACGCCACTCGATTGTCCGGCAGCCTCCACGCCGATCACGACGAGACTGCGCACGATTTCCCGCGCTTGAATCTCCGCCCCACTTAGAGCGGCTCCAATCTGACTAGACAGCGTGGCCGCGATATCCATCGCCGCTTCCACCCACTCATCACGGACGGTTTCTGCTGCCTCCACGCCGGCGGCCTCTGTCTCCTCCATGACCTCTGTCATGTATTCGTAGGCGGCCACGATTGCCTGGACCTCAGCCTCCTGGATGCGCGCATTCTCAAGGGAGTCGCTTTGGCTTTGCTCGTACTCCTGCTGTGCTCGCGTCATCGCCTCGATCGCCGCGACAATCGCGTCAACTTCCGCCTTCTCCATACGACGCTTCTGGAGCAGCTTCTCGTACCTGGAATCCAAGCGCGCCTGAATCTTGTCGTAGGTGCCGACGAGGGAGAGCCTCGTCTCGAGTTCCTCGGCGAACCCTGTCAGGTCGAGCTGCTGGGTCTCCGAAAGCTCTTCGAGCCTGAGCTGGAGGAGCTCGATTGCCTCGAGCCGTCGCTCCTCAGGCAGCGACCCGGCCGCCCACTGAAAACGGTTCAGGTACTCGATCTGGTCGAGAATCTTCTCGCGCTCGCTCTTCTCGGACTCCAAGAGGCGCAACACCTCCTGATACGCCTCCTTGTACTCGCCCTCAATGCGCAGGCGCTCTTTTTCTTCTTGCCGGCGCTTCTCCGCGGCCGCGGCCGCCTGACGCTCGAGCTCCGCTTGGGCCTCAGCCTCCTCGGCGAGTGATTGCTGGACACTGTAGAGGTAGTCGTACGCGGCCTGCTGTTCGGAAAGGAGCTGGATCAGCTGCGCTCGCTGATTGCGCTCCATCACGATGTGCTCGTCCAGCGCCCACTCGTCGGCGCTCATTTCCTTGATGCGCTCACCGCTATCGGCGATGAGTTGACGCGTCTCGTCGAGCTTCGCCTCTTGGAGCTCGAGTGCACGGGTGTAATCCTCGAGATCACCGAAGCCGGAGAACGCGTCATCGAGGACAGAAGCATCCTCGCGCCGTTGGCGCAGATTCGAGAACAAGTCGTTCGCCTTCTCGGCGAGTGTCGTGAACGCCTCGATCGCCGGATCAATGGCCTCCAGGACGAGGAACCCGAAGTTTTCGCGGAGGTCGCCGACGATGTTGTTGAGCTGCTCCAGCCCGCCGGTTTTCGTCTCCGCCATCGTCCGCGCGACACCGCCGACCTGCTCCTCGAGCGTGTCAAGTATCTCGGCCTGGGCTGCGGCAACGTCGCCCGCCTCTACCATTGCCTTGATCATGTCGGTCTGCGCCTGAGTGAACGAGACGCCGACACGCCGCAACGCGGTCAGTCCGATAGTCGGATCCTCGAGCGCCTTGCCGAGCTGCAGCGCCGAGCTCTTCAGGTCTTGGTCGAAAGCCGCCGAGAGATCCAGCGCGAGCTCGGTCGTCCGCTCGAGCGCTTCTCCTTGGATGCTCTTGAACGTCAACAGTACCGACTGGAGATTGAGTATCGCCTCGTCGCCGAACGTGGTCACGCTCTGGAGGCTAGACGCCATAGCCTCGAGCTGCCGCGCGTTGTAGCCGGCCGCTTGCCCGGTTGCCTTCAAAACGCCGGCAAGCTTGGCCTCGGCGCGCTCTTGGGTCGCGTACGCGTCAATGAGCTCCCGGCTCGCGTTGACTACCCCCCGGATGACGAGCGCGGCCGCCCCGACGGCCGCGGCCATCTTCCCAAACCCGACCGCGGCGTTCGACGCGGCTTTGCTGGTGCCCTGCATCGATGAGTCGACGCGCTGAAGATCTCGTACGGCTCTGTCCACCTCGGCCCTGACGCGGACCTTCAGCTCATCGTTCGCCACCGGATTTCTCCCTCATCATCTCGCGCGCGTGCTGGTACTCCTGTTCGCAAACCTCCAACACTCTCACGTACAGCATGCGCTCCTGCTTCCATCCGGCGCCGTGCGCCAATCCAAACCGCCGGTATCGGTTCCAGTCCGCGAGAGCGTCTCTCGTGAACTCGTCCTCCATGATCCGCGGGACGTCGCCGCGTCGGACCAGCGTTTTGCCGTCCTCCTCGGTGCTGAGGTACACGATGTCCTCTTCGTCCGCAGCAAAACTGTAGTCATCGTAGGCCACGCCCATGGCGATCAGCGACGTGGCCAGTCTCAGTTTTTTTCACGCTCCTCCCCGAGCGCGACCCCGCGCCATATGTAGAGGAAAATCTCCGTCACCAGGCCGTAGACGACGACCGCCTCGCACTCGCACAACTCTCGCCCGTTCGTGATTGGGCGGCCGTTGTGCTCGTAGTTGTCAATCCGCGTGACGAACGCCTCAACCAGCGCTGTCTGCTTCGGGATCCTTCCTGGTCCGAGATCGTACGGTTCGTACTCCTTTCCGGTCGGAAACGTCACCGTAACCTTGATCTGCTGGTCCTTCGGCAGATCCTGATTCCCGTTCCACTTTGGAACGAACGTCTCGGGGGTTGTGCTGCTCGTTTTCATCCCAGATTACCTCTACGATCGCCCGGCGCTTACCCATGTCGTTGTACGACTCGAGGAATCGGGCATTCTCAATGCGGTCACCGGACTCGGTCTCGAGCCGGTAGGTCGAAAGCTGCCCGGGCACGTTGCCCGGGCGTATTCGCAGTAACATCCGGAGGCACCTACGCGACGGTGCGGATGTAGAAGTTCGGACGCTCCGATCCAACGGCGGTGTAGTTGACATTGAACGTCTGTTTCCCCTGCATCGGCTTGTCGCCCTGCCAGTTGTCCAGAATGACCGGCAGGTACTGCATGATGTTTTTCTCGCCGACCGTCGTCACTTCGTTCCTGCCGAGGAACGCGTGGATCACTCCAGTCGTCGGTGCGGTGATCGTGATCGTCCCGCCGCCGTCGTCCTCGATGACCGTGAAGAACCGCTTGAGAATCGTGAGCACGTCCGCGTCGTCCGCGAAGAAATAGCCGTCCCACGTACCACTGATCTCCGGCTTGTCGCCCTCTTCGTACGACATCGCGTTGTCGATCTGGGTTGTCTCGTCGAACTTCTGCTTGCTCGCGGAGTTCGGGATATCTTTGACCCAGGCCACTTTCGTCATGGGCAGCGGCTTTGCGTTGTCGCCCGTGGCCGGGGTGATCTCGGCAGCGCCGGATCCGTTGTAGACGACGTCTCCGACCACTGCGTTCGTTGGCCACGCGCTTCCGGACGCGGCGACGGCGGTGATCTTGTAGAATCCAACGGTTGCGAGCGGTGTCGTACCGTCGCCAACCTCTTCTGTCCCAGGCGTGGCGAAGTACAGGTAGTTCTTCGTCCCGCTTAGTCGTTTCGACATGTTAGTCTCCTCCCAGTGTGTCGAGCTCAGCTCGAATCGTAGCTACCGCGGCGCCCAGGCTCTGGACACCGCTCTGTGGATCGATGTAGTCAACGTCCGCAACCTCGGAGACAAACACGTTGCCGCCGAGGCTGTCGTCATCTCGTACGCTCTCGATCAGCGCATCGAGGTACCCAATGAGCCGTTCCGCCAACTCGTCGAGGTCATTCGACCGGGCCGCGAAGTACGCCTCGATTTGCTTCACAGTCGTGGCCTCCTCCACGTTGTCTTCCGGCGCCAACGGCACGAGCACGAGGGCGTCGTAGCCAGTCAGTTTGTACGGATTGCGCCACCCAACGAGCCACTTCTCGATCGAGCTCGTCTTTCCAATCTCGGTGAGCGCGGCGGGGATCGCCGTCTGCAGATAGCTGGTGACGCCACTCAGGATGGCGTAGGTGTCAAACACGCATCCTCCTCAACACGCCTGCAATCGCCTTGCCGGCGATCCGCTTGTGACGCTTCTGGCGGCGGAACGCTCTGAGCGACGGTCCCATGAAAGCCCGCCGACCGCGCTCGTAGCGCAGCAGGTAGTTCAATCTCCCGCGTACGCCCGAACCGGGTCGCACCCCGAACACGCCGTTCTTCTGCTTGAAGAACTTCGTGGATCGCCTGGTGACGCCGCTGCGTACCCCCAGCTTCTGGCCGGACAGATACTGCTCCCGGACAAACCGCGCATACTCCTCGGCGACCTGGTTCGCGATGTAGTTCGCAACATTCGGAAAACTCTTCCTGAGCCTGGTCACCCCGTACCCGCGGCGGGACGTCTCCATGCGGATCACAGGATCCTCCTGTAGCCTTCAATCGTTCGCCTCGCCTGAAGCGGGATCGTGAGCTCATGCTCCGTCCGCGTCCCGTCGAGCCCCTCGGTTGTCCGCACCGCGATGTTGTTGCTGCGCTGACGAGTCCAGAGCCACGAGACCAGCTCTACCGCGGCTTCCTTCAGGTCACTCGGCACCTCAGATAACCCGCCGGTGTAGACAACACGAACCGACTGGCGCTGCTTTCCGAATCCACCGTCGTAGTACAGAACCCCTGATCCACCTTCGTAGTAGTACGCGGAAATCTCGGTCTCCGGCCCCCAGGCACGCTCGCCGTCAATGTGCACCGACGAGACTGATACGATAGGCCACTGCTTCAGCAGCAACGCGTTCCCGCCAGGACCATCGTGGATCTCTGTCACTTCCCGGGCGACGAGGTTGCGGTCGGCGATCCCTTCAGCCAGCGCGCTCGCCTGATTGATGAGCTCTTCGGCAAAACCGATATCGTCGAACGAGACGTCTTGCCACATCTGCTCCAGGTACGGCTGGTCAATCAGGGCGTTGGCTGCCAGTGCCACGTGCTAACTCTCCCGGGTCTCCGGTTCGATCACTGCCGTTTCGGTCTCCGCCTTCCCGCCGAGGACGCGCACGACACCGCTCTTCGAAAGCTGCGCCGCCCATTCCGCGTCAATGCGGCACTTCTGACCCTTCCGGAAGGAAAAGTCAGCGCCTACCAGAGCGCGCGTGAATATGACCTCTGCAGTGCCTTTTCTCTTTGCCATGCTTGTCCTCCTCGCTCGTGAGAGCGCGGCGGGGCACGCGGCCCCGCCGGCAATCATCAGGTCGCAGCGTTCTGGTAGTACTTAACCGGGTTCGACCCCGCGTCCACCAACGCGCCGTCGTGGCGGCTGAATGCCAGGAAGCCCACCTGGAGGTAGTCGGCGTACCGCTCCTCGAGGCGCAGCATCTGCATTCCAAGAACGTCGCGGATCTTGTAGTTCGAGAAGTCGCCGAACAGCACGCTGACCGCGCTCGCCGCCATCTGAGCCATGTCCTGGTTCACGATGTAGGGATAGCCGAGGATCGTGTCCGGCTGGCGGAACGCGATACCGGGAAGCCACAGCGGCCGGCCCTGCGAGTCCTCGAGCTTCTTCAGCGCCTTGAGAGTCTGATCGTGCATCATGATCTCGGCGTTCGCACGGTAGATCGGATCCACCGAGTGCTCGAGGTCGACCAGGTCCTCGTAGGTGATGCTGTCGGTCTGGCCCCCTGCCCCGGTCTTTCCGAGAGCGGCTCCGGTGACGATGCCCTCCGGCTCGGTGGTTCCGGCTCCGGTGGTAAAGTGGGCGTTCGTGCCCCGGACAAACCGCATCGCGAACTTCCGCGCGACGTACGCCTGAATGTCGAAGGCGCTGTCCTGCAGGAGCTGGTAGCTCACGCGGATGATGTTCGAGGAGTACGTGAACGATCCGAGCACCTTCTGCCCGAACGTTGTGTCCTGCTCACCAGCCTGCGTGTTCTCCGAGAGAATGACCGCGGCGTTCGCCGTGTCGTCGTCGGTCGGGATCGGGAGATCGGCGCCCGATGCAGAACGAATGATCTCCGCTCGAGAGGCGCGCATGCCTCCGGCCGCTTCCATCGCCTCGACGATCGAGTTGTAGAAGTCCTCCGGAACGGTATACCCGCCGGCTGATCCGGTCCCGACGGCGAGCGCGCGAGCTTCGCCAGGAAGCGTCTGGAAGCTCTGCTGCATGATGGCGCGCTCCTCTCGAGAGAGGCCCTCGCGGCCTTCACGCATCCACCGACTGAACACGGTTCGGAACTCGGGCTCTTCGTCGTCGCGGTCCTCCTCATCCTCAGCGGCACGATCGCCGGCGGCGCTGACGGCCTCTTCGACTGCGAGCAACCGCTCTTCGTCGTTGATAACCTTGGTGAGCTCGTCGATGTCGGCCATGATGCGGTCGAACTTCTCCTGCTCTTCGGCGCTGACCTTGCGCTTCTCCTCGCGAGCTGTATCACGGACCGCTCGCGCCTGGTCATAGAGCGCCTTGCGCTGCTTCCTCTTTTCGAGAATCTCAGTAAGGGTCATGCCCTACCTCCTCACAGTTCGATTTCTATCGCCTCGAGGCGGCGGTCGAGCTCGACCAGATCTTCCGAGTGCGGCTCCTGCTGCGGCTCGTCGTCCTGTTCGTGCTCTCGCTCTTCCTCGTTCGGCTCTGCTTCTCGTCGCTCTGCCATCGCGGCGCTGCGGACCTCAGCGGCATCCCACTGTTCGCCTATCACCCGGACACCGACCTCGGTCTGGGGATACGCCGGAAAGGTGACCGCGGAGACGTCGAACAGCTGGACCTCCAGGAGCTCTCTTTCCGTGTAGTCCTCGTTCCACTCGTCCTTAACCGAGCGGAACCCGAACGACATCTGATCGATGTCGCCGCGCTCGATCGGAGAGATCACCAGGTCCCGGACCATCTGTGTGTCCGGGAGGTCGCCCTCGATACGCAGGCCCCTCTCGTCCTCTTCGAGGCGCAGCGTCCCGCTCTTGGTCCGGCCGAGAACGAAGTTCGGGTCGTGGTTGAAGAGCGCCCGCACGTCGGCGCCGTCGCTGAGAGTCTTGCGAAAGGCGCCGGCGCGAATGATCTCCCGGAAGAACCCGAGGTCCTCGCTCCAGCGGTCGAATACCGCGGCGTAGCCTACGAGCGTCTTGCCCCCGGCGTCGTTGTCCTGGATGCGGAGCTCGGTCGCGGCCACTACCCAGTGCTGCTTGCCCTCTCGCTTTCTCTTTTCCATCGCCTCGTCTCCTCAGAGCGAATGCTCTATCCCACAGTCACAGCCGCGGTGCGCCGGCGGATGACCAACGTTCGTGCTCGGTCTCAGCGGCTCGGAGTCCTCGGTCGGCCGGTATTCCTCGCCCGCGCTGATGAAGTTTTCGACTACGCCAATTCGTTTTCCGTTCAACCCGAGGCAGTATTCGCACGAGTCGCCGCGCGTTCTCCAGACGATGTAGGTGACGCCTGCCGCGGCGTAGGCCGCCTTGGCGAACGCATTCTCGCTGCGAGTGACCTCCCAATCGGTGTCTCCGCTGACGCGGTCCTCTTCGTAGGTCTCGAAGTGCGCCTCAAGCGCCTCGAGGGGGTCGGTCTCGGCTTCGAGCGCTCGGCGCAACGCCTGGAGTACATCCGCCTCCGACACCCTCACATGCCTCGCCGCGAACGCATTGACGTAGTCCTCGAGGAAGACCTCGAGGTCCTGCACGCCGGAGAAGTCTGCGTCGAGCTGCTCGCCGACCGATCCGATGATCGCGGCATGAATCGATCGGTACACGGGCTCGGTCTGACGGGCGACGAACTCTACGTGATCACGGAAGAACTCTGTTATCCACCGCTGCAGCTGCGCAGCGTCGCGCCGATCGAGCATCTTTCGCGCGGAGGCGAGAATGTCGTTCCGCTCCCGGCGCACGACTCGAGCGAGAGCGTCGGCGAGAACCGGCCTGAACGATTGCGCGAGCTGCTTGCGCGAGTCGAGATGAGCGCTCCGGCGCTCCGGCGCTTCTATCCGGCGCGGCTCGGGAGGCGCGGGCGGTTCCTGCGGCTGCCCCGCCTGGTCCGCTGTCACCATGTTAAGCGGCACCAGATACGTGTCGCCTTGCGTTTCGTCGAGCGGATTCATATTCTCGATCGCGCGCCATTCGTTCGCGCTGATGATGCCCCACTGCCGCTGAATCGCTAGCGCTTCGTTGCGGCTCTTCGCGTCGCCACGGAGTAGTCCGTCGACGTTGTGCTCAACGAAGTAGCGCCCTCGCTCACGCGGCAGGAACAGACGGTAGTTGCAGGTCTGCTCGATTCGCACCAACCATGGCCGCAGCGTGAAGGTTACGAGCCCGATGTTCTGCTGCTCGATTCCGGTTCCCCAGCTTGTGCTTTTCTCCACATCAGCAATCAGGTGCGGCGGAACACGGAACAACCGCGCGATCTCGGAGACCTGGAACTTCCGAGTCTCCAATGCCTGGGCATCGTCCGGAGAGATGCCGGTCTGCTGCCACTTCAGCCCGTCCTCGAGGACCGCGACCCGATGAGCGCGGTCGAGCCCTCCGTGAGAAAACTCCCAGGCGGTCTTCAGCCGCTTCCGTGCGTCATCCTTGAGCGGCTTCTCGCTCGTGATGACGCCGCCTGGGTTTGCGTTGTTTCCGAACAGCCGTGCGCCGAACTCCTCGGCTGCAAGCGATAGCGAGATTGCTTCTTTGCCCCACTTGATGACCGACTTCCCCGTCAGCCCGTCAAAGCCAAGCCCGGGTACGTGGAATACGCGCTCCGCGCTGAGCACGCGACTGCTGCCATCCGGCAGGGGCACGAGATACCAGAGACGGCCGCGCTCGACGAATGGTTTCGTCGATGTCGGAATCGGCCACAGCGCACGGATCTCCCCGTCGCCTCCCCACTGGATCTCAGAGTAGTGATTGCCTGTGAGAAGCACATTCGCCACGGCGAGCTCGCGCCAGGTGAATGACGTCATGAACTCGTTCGGCCGGTCGTGAAGCAGGAAGTACAGCGGGTTCCTTCGAGCCTTGAATCTCGCCCCGCCCTCGCCCCGTTCATAGACGTGAAGCGGAAGACTGGCGATCGCTTCGGCGATCACGCGGACGCACGCGAGCACGACCGTACTGCGCAGCGCCGTGGTTTCGGTGATCTTCACGCCGGACGCGCTCGGCGTCCCTTGGAAGATGTCAGCCAGCTGTTCGGAGGTGATTGGCGTAGCAGGGTTCTCAGCGCTGCGTAGGTCTGTCGAGAAGAAGCGGTTGATACCGACCTGTAGGTTCTTCGCCGCCTGCAGAAGGCTCATAGGATCAGCACCTCCCGGCCGTCGCCGTACGCTGTACCATCATCACCGGTACTGAGCACCGCTCGGTACAGCCCCATGATCGAGGCGACGATGCCGTCGATCCGCTTCCCGCTTTTGTCTCGCTGCGGCTTCATCGGCATGATATTGCCTTGCCGATCGCTCTTCACCTCGGTGCAGCTCATGTTCCACCGCAGCACTGGGTTCGCGCCGTGCGCGATCTGCTGCGCGAGCACCATCTTCTCGAAGGTGTCTGAGGCCGCGGCCATACCGCTGTATCGCTGGTAGATCGGGACCATCGTGAAGCCGGCCTCGGTGAAGTGGTTCACGATCTCCTGGGCCTTCCACGGGTCGTAGGCGATCTCCTGGATGTCGAACACCTCAGCATCCTCGAGGAGCATCTGCTCGATGAAATCGTAGTCGATAACGTCTCCAGGGGTGGCATGGATGAGCCCCTGTTCCACCCAATAGGTGTAGGGGACCTTGTCGCGGCGCTCGCGGTCGATGATGTTGTCGCCGGGGATAAAGAATCGCGGGATGAGCGTGAACTTCTCGAGCTCCTCCTTCGGTGGAATGACCAGGACGTAGGAAGACAGGTCGATGGATGCGGAGAGGTCGAGTCCGACGAACGCCGGCCGGTGCGCGAAGTCCGGTGGTCGCACCGTGAACGCGGTGCGCATCCACTTTTCGTCGGTGATCCACCGCGTCTCGGCCTGGGTCCAGACGTTGAAGTGCTTCGTCTTCACGTCGTTCTGCTTGTGGGGAGACTCGAGAGCGATCTTCACCTGCTCCCGAAGCCGGTCCGGAAACGCCGAGACTCCGAGGTTTGGGTTTGCCTTCACCCACACCGACTCGTCGGTCCAGTCGTCGCCGTCGTCGAGGGTGTAGATGATCCCGAATGTGTTCTCGTCAATAGGGTCGTCCTCGCTGCGTTTGACCGCGCGCTCGAGCGTCGTAATGACGCGCTCGCGCTCGGCGAAGCAGGGTCCGTTCAGATTGAAACCGGCGGTGGTGATGATGTAGGTCAGCGGCTGCGGCCGTGCGACGGTCGAGTCGACGAGCACCTGCAGCATCGCATCGGTTTCGTGCGCGTGGTACTCGTCGATCAGGATGAAGTGGGCATTGAGGCCGTCGAGCGACTTCGAGTCACGGCTAAGCGGCCGGAAGATAGCCGCGGTACCCGGCATCGTGATGGTGTTCGAGCTTCGGTAGGTCTTCACGAGCTTCCGCAACACCGGATGCCGGTCGACCTGACGGTGGGCCTCATCCCACGCCTTCTTTGCCTGGTCGCGCGCGGTAGCGACCGCATAGACCTCCGGGCCCTCTTCGTGAGGTCGATCGGCGAAGTAGCAGTAGTTTGCCGTGGCCGCGGCGTTCGTCGTCTTCCCGTTCTTCCGTGCGACTTCGATGTAGACCCGCGTGAACCGCCTCATGTCGTTCTCGCGGCGCCAGCCGAATACGGTCCAGTCGATGAACTGCTGCCATGGCTCGAGTCGGATCCGCGTGTCATAGAGTCGCGGGTTCGCCCAAGGGCCTTGGGTGTGGCGCAATTGCTGCTTGAAGTCGATCACCCTCTGCGCCTGGTGCTCGTCGAAATGGTAGGGAAACTCCGCCGATCCGACGCGCTCGAGGTCGCCAACGTGCCGCTCTACCGCGAGGCGCACGTAGCGGCACACCGGGATCCGATCGTTGAGGACGTCGTTGATGTAGGACTCGGCGGTGTAGGCCGCCGCGGGCGAGCTCGCCATGATTGCGAGAACCGCTACCGTGAGGAGGAGCCTACGCACCATTGAGAAGCGCCTCCATCGGGTCTTGCTTGTCCTCCCCTCCTTTCGATAGGTCGATTCGACTGCGACTGGCAGGCGACAGACCGAACTGCTCGAGGTACGCTTTGAACTGTGCCCACGCCTGACGCATCGCGGTGAACTCAGGCATCGTCTGCGAGTTCCTCCCGTAGAGGTAGTCGGCGAGGGACTGTTTCTGGATCCGGACAACCTCTCCAGTCTCGCGATCGATGACCGGCCAGTGCGTGATGCGGTACTCGAGCTCCTTCGCGATGCCGTACTGGATGCAGCACGCCTCGAACGCCAGGAGGTCGAGGTCCGAGAGCACCCCGTTGTCCACGAGGTACGGGGCGAGCGCCCTCCATGCCTTGCGGGCCCACCGGTTCAGACCGGTCGGCGGCTTCGGTATTTCGGTCAGCGCCGGCGCCTCTGGCTCGTTTTCCGGCAGCCGGTCCTTTCGAGCGGTGCCCTGGACGATCTTGAGAGCGGTTGGCTTGCGGTTGTGGCCACCCTTCGGCACCGGCTACCCCTTATGCCCTTTGCTGACATTGTCAGAAGAAGCCTCCCCGCCGCGGTCTACGCGCGTTCCGGCCAGAGATTTGACCCGCCCCTCCCCCCGCGGCGGATTGCCGAACCCACCGTTCTCTCGCGCGGTTTTCCGGCTGTGCTCGGCTCTGAGCATCGGGACGAGCTCGTACTTGCTGTGATCAGGCTCGAGCTCCGGGTCGTATGGAGGTCTGTGGTCTACGTCATACAGCGGCCAGTCTCGTTGCGGGATGCCGGCGGCGGCGAGTACTCGTGCACGGATCCGTTGCCAGCGACGGTTGTATCCGCGTCGAGCTGCAGACTGTCGTGGGGCAGAAACAGAGACCGGCTCTGCGGGCGCATGACGATCGCAGTAGCCGGTGTAGGAGAGTTGGGAGCACCCAGGGTGCTTGCACGGTCGCGGTGGTCGCTTCGGCACCGACGCTCCTTGAAGGTTGCCCTTCCGGGCGTTCCGCTGTCCACCTCTCGGCGGAGCACTATGGTTGATGCAAGCGTACGGTGTTCGAGCGGCGAAACAGCGCCGCTATTGGACCTTTTCTCTTCGGGCTATGATCTTCCGGATATGATCGGGTGTGAGCCGGTACTTGATCGCCAGGGCGTTGTAGACGCCTGTCGTGGTGTCCCTTGCTTTTACGGTCATCAGGAGGTCAAACTCCTGGCGGATCCGCTCATTGCGGAGCTCTTTCGGAGGATGGAGAGGGACACTCCACCTAGTGCCTCCCAGCGTCGCGCATATCTCATCGAGCCGTTCGTAGCCGATCAGGTCGCAGATGACCTGCGTGATCGTGATGTCCTCTGCCGGATCTGCTCCCACTCCGCTCTCCCAGTTTCGCCGGCACTGCTCAGCGCCCAACGTCAGCGTCAATTCATCGATATCGATACCCACCATCGCCGCCGCATCCACACGCGGATCACGAACCGCGCTGCTGCAGGCGACATCACCCCGCTTTTTCGACGCAGACTCTGCGTATAGTCGCGCAACCCTCTGGCCAGGTGCCACAGGCTGTACTGCCAGCTCATTGCGCCTCCCGTAGCCCGCAATCGTCCTCGAAGTCCTCCACCACATCCGGAGCCGGCCGCTTCCCGGTCTCCGGATCAGCCACCCACACATCCCCCTCGATCTCGAAGTGCCGCCCGCAATCGCGGCACTCGCAGACTCCGGTCGTCTCGCGCAGGGTCGTAGAGCCGCACACGTCGCAGCGCTCCGGAGGTGGCGGTTTCGAGGGAGGTGGCGAGGCTCTTGCCGGTTGCTCCTCCTCGAACTGCTCGAGGAGGTCCGGATACCTTCCGGGCTCCGCAAGCACTTTCCGCACGAACGCGGGGGCGTTGCGGATCCTGGGATTCGTCCGTGCCCACTCCTGAAGCCATGGTTGAAAACCAGCGCCAGCCGCTGCTTGTTCTGTACTGTGCTGTGCTGTGCTGTGCTGTGTTACCTCGTCACGCGTGACTTCAGTGCTACTCTGCGGTTCTTCGCCGTTACTCGCGTCCTGTTCGGCGTTACGTAGTCGTTTCTGCCGTTCTCGGCCGGCACGCCGCGTCGCCCGAGCTCGTTCGAGATCATCGTGCGTTCGATCTGTCCACAGAATATCCCCATCGTTATGCACAAGGCCGCACTCGTCCGGGTCCGCCAGGAAGGCGAGAAACTCTCGTAACTCGTCCGGCTTCATCCTCAGTTTGCCCGCGATCTGGTTGAAAAAGACCCTCCGGCGCAGATCCAGGCGACAGCCATCAGCTCGCCCGATCAGCTCGTTTAGGCGCAGGAACCGGCCGTATCCCTCGTATCCGTAGGTTGCGATCAGGGCCTCGCACTTCGGGTGCTCGCCCATGTCGGTGTCGTGCGATGTCCACGGTAGGTTGTCCTTCGCCACAGTGCTGCTCCCTCCCAGTCCTATAGTGCCAACTCGAGTTGTCGCTCGGCTCGTTCTAGCTGCACCTCTTCAATCCGTCTCGCCAGCTTCACCCAATCTCGACGCTCGCCGGCGGACATGCAGCTGTTCGTGCTCTCTGATCTCTGCAAAGCTTCAGCAAGCACGCGCGCCAGCCCGACATCCACAGCCTGCCCCATCGTTTCATACGACCGACCTCCGAGACTCGGGTAGTGACTACCGCCGCAGGTTGGCCCCTGGTAGCACGTCGCAAGCGCCCACGCGCCGTTCGGTCGCTGTGCAACGAGAACAGAGACGCTGCAGCGGCCAGCCGATATATCAGCCCTCTCTGGATTCGTCGCTACGTTCCACTGGTTCCAACCGTAGTCACGCACGAGGACCCTCCGCGCCCCCGAATACCTCAACCAGCAACCGCTGCGCCCGGTCCCGCGGCGGTGCCACGCCACGAGAGCGCAGCACGTACCACACCCGATACTCGTTGCATCCGACGCGCTCAGCGATCTGCCGGCACTTCATGCCGCTCGCCCGCAGGGTGACGATCTCATCCGCCTGGCGAGCTCGCTCGTCACCGGTCATTCGGTGCCTCGTCTCCTGGAGCTTTCGGATCCCCGGCTCCTGCAGCGACGAACCCGAGCACCAGCGCTACCCCGATTACCCAACCGATCAACCACACCATCTCAACTCACCCCTCCCACAATGCGGATCGGCTTGGCGCAGTAGGGGCAGTAGGTCCATGCCTGGATCATGTGCACGTACCCGCCGGTCGCTGAACCGGCATGATCGTGCGGTGTGATTTCAAAACCATCAGCGCTGAGAATCCACTCACAAACCGTCTCGCGACGGTACTCGGCTTGCTGCTCGGTGGCTTCGAGGGCGGTGATGGCGTCCTCTACAAGCTGATGCGTCTGTAACTCGTCCCCCCACACCTCGTCGAGCCGCTCCCGCAGATCCTTACTGGTCATGCTCTCCTCCTTCGGTGTACTCGAATAACTCCAGCGCGTGCTCCGGAGGATATTCCCGCGACCACTCTCCGTCATCCCGAGACGACTTATGGTAACCCTCCACGTTCGACAAAAGCCAACAGACCGCAACCACATGGTCACTCGTCACGATCCACGCCGTGCCGTACTCGTCGCGCTCGATGGTCGTGGTGCTACTGAGTCTTGCTGTTTCGGTCATACGTCCTCCTCACTCTGGCGGGCGGATAGCATGGATTCAAGGAGTGAGCCAGCCTTGCGCCACACCTTGTTCGCCTCGTACATTCGCGGCGTACCTGACCATCGCCGCGAGAGTTCTGCGGCGCGAAACATGATCCCATTCAGCAGTTGCTCCGAATCAACGTCTCGAATATCCACCCGCTCACTCATCCTCTCCTCCTTGCTCGTGGGCTATCTCGATGGGTGGTTTTGGAGCTGGCATCCAATGAGAGGCTCGCCATCCCACCCCCGGTGTGCTGAAGTCCGTTCGCTCTGCGCGTGAGACGAGCGGCGTGAAGCGGCCACCGAGGATACGTCCGTGGTCTGCTGTATCAGGTTCATCGACCACGAAAATGACTTCCTGTCCCGCGTCTGGTAGACGCTGTTTGGCATCTATCCATCCGTCGCGGCATGTCTCCCGCTCGCCCTGCTCCGGGGTGTCGGGGTGGAGGGCTCTGTTGATTTCATCACGGGTTGTTGACCCACCCGTAAAGTGCGTGTCTCTCACGTGTAGCAACGCCGTGCGCAGCCTGTCCCGCTCCTTGCGGAGCTTGTCACAGTCCAGGCACACTTCCTCAGAGCTGGCGACATCTTGTGGTGCGTCTTGCAGGACGGCGAGGTACTCCGAAAGCTCTTCTCTCGCGGTATTGATTTGCTGAAGCCGGTAAAGGTGCGTTGAGCCGTCTGGGTGGCACACGCGATTGGCGTATTTAACCAGCCCGTCCAGCTCTGCGATGCGTTCTTCGAGGTGTTTGCAGTAGCTCTCCATCTGAGCCATGTACTCTACGGCGTGAATTGGCCCGGTCCACCGTCCATCGTTCGGGTCCGGCCGCTTCGGTTCACTCATGATTGGCCTCTTGTCGGGCGAGGAATGCGTTATCCTCGATGAGCTGGTCGACCATATCCATGCGCTCCAACCCGCTCTCCGGTAGCTCCTGCAACAGGGCTTCAACCATCGCTGCCGTTCTTCCAAGCAACCGCACCGCCTCGGCGTTCTCGTCGCGGTACTCTCGGGTGAGGGCGAGGAGGTCGTCGGCTTGCTTCACCGATCCAAAGTACCGCTGCTCGATCTCTGCCAGTCGTTCGTCAAGCGTCATACCGCCTCCTCATCGCATAGCCCCAATGAGCCGTGCGCTTCATGTCGCGTAGGTCCATGCTCTCTCGATCGAATGCGGGGCGCCCCCTGCCTACGAGAACGCCCCGCTCGGAGTCAAAGCACTGAGCGATGAAACTACCCAGTGCCGCCGGTCATGCTCGACGGCCGGCGTTCCGCGATGGTCGGCCTGACGAACGTCTGCGACGCCGCCAGGAGAACCCCGATCACTGCGAAGGTGACGAGCGTCTCAGGAACCAACGCCCAGCCGACCCCTGTCAGCCAGGCGATCGTGAAGACGACCGCCACAATCAGCAGCAGCGCGATCACCGTTCGCATAAGCATCCCTCCTTTCCGCGTTGGAGCCGCGGCCCTCGGATTGCGGATCCGCAGGCGGCGGAGGATCGCCGCTCCCGACGCAGTTCACCGCCAGGAGGCCGACCACCAGCGCCACCAGAATCAACCACCACATCACGCCGTCTCCTCCTCCGCGAACCTTCTTCTCAGTCGATCGAGGAATGTGATGCTGATGTAGGCGAACCACAGCTTCTGATGGATCAGAACCTGCCTACCGTACAGCGTCACCCAACGATACGCAGTACTGGTGTGCGGCACTCTATTGGTACACATAGGCTGATCTGGCAATGCTGCTCACGCAGATGCCTCCTTCCTAATCTCGTCGCGAAGCGCGTCGAGCCACTCGAGCACGCGCGCGAGCGTCGCCGCGTCTCGGCAGCGGACGTTGAGCGTAGTCGAGTTGATCGCAGCGACCGAAATGTCGTCGGCGGACCGACGCCCCGTCACGGTCATCCCGTGTTTCTGGGCCCTTCCGATGAGCTGCCCCGCGGTCATCCCCTTCGCGTCCATCGCTCTGACGACGCCCTCGCTCACGAGCGCGCCGGAGAGTTTCACCGCATCGTACTGATGCTGCACCCAAGTAGACGAGCGTCCGATGAGCCTTGCGATCTTCGCTCGCGACATTGACCGGTCCGCCCTGCGCAACTGCTCGAACGCCTCGACGTATTCAACGGCGCTAAGCTGTTTTCGCTGCGCATTCTCGACAATCTGCACGATTGCGCGCGAATCCGGCGTGATTTCGTCGTTTATCACGCACGGAACAGTCACTTCCTTCCTGGCTCGCATCGCCGCCAGGCGCCGGTGTCCAGCGACCACCTCGTATTCCTTCAAGGTCTTGTGCCGCACTACGATTGGCTGGAGCAGACCGTGCTTCTCGATCGAGTCCATGAGATCGCCGAGTTCCTCGTCTGCCTCGAGGCGGACGTTGCCGGAGCTCTTGATCTGCTCGATCGGGATTTCTTTGATTCTCATGGGCTCCTCCCTCAGTACCCGGGCAGCAACGGGACACTGCTCCCCGTCTCGTACGCTGATCGAACCGCGGGGACCGCCGTCTCCGCGACCGTCTTTCCGTTCGGCATCACGATGTGCGCGAGGAACTCCTCGTCGAACTCCGTTTCGCCGGCGACCGGTCGGCGTCGTGACAAACTCCTCGGCGTCAGGATCCGGCATGGGAAGCAGGAACCGGACGTGGCGACCGTTGGCCTCGAACGCGACGACCGCCCGGTCAGGGCGCACGCCGTACATGAACCCTTCCGCACCGTAGCGGCTGGCGTTCGCTCGATCTCCGCCTTGCTCCGATCAACAGGAACGCTCGTGTTCTCCGCGTAGCTCATGACCGCTCCTTCGGCGCCACGTACAGAAGCGGGTTGAGGGCCTCGCCGGCGGCATCCTGAATCTCGAAGTGAAGATGAGCCCCGCGGCTTCGCCCGGTGCTCCCGACCCGCCCGATCACCTCGCCGGCGCGGATCGTCCAGCCGGTGTGCACCCGGGTCTCTGAGAGGTGCGCGTAGAGCGTCCTCCATCCGTTCGAGTGCTCGAGGATCACCAGGCCGCCGTAGACCTCGTGCCCTCGATAGTAGCCGTCAGGCGGCGGCCAGTGCTCCACCACGACGCCGTCGGCTGAGGCTACGACCTGTGCGCGCCAGGTCGCCGCGACGTCGATCCCCTGGTGATACCGCTCGACCTCGAGGATCGGGCTCACCCGGTACCCGTAGGGACTGGTGAGCGTGAGGTAGTCGGTCTCCGCGATCGGGAACGTGTACGGCGAGCTCACCGCCTGGGTCGGCGGAGGATCGGTCTCCGCACCGCCCTCACGGATCCCGGCGTCGGACTCCGCGGATACCGCGGCGAGCTCGGCCTCGAGGCGATCGATCTCCGCGCGCTGCCCGTTCGCTCGGTCGTACAGCACCATGGTGATGAGGAGGAGAACGATGCACAGCAGCAGGACCGCGGCGGTCAGTGGTACGTCGCGCCTCATCGGACATCCTCCAGTCCCCAACAGACCAGGAACGTCCCGACCGTGGCCGCAACGACGAGGCCGAGCGCCGCCCACGCCGAGAGCGTCTGGACGCCGGCGGCAATAGTTGCGATCAGGCCGACGATCGTCAGTCCGACCAGGAGAAGCCCGACCGATGCCCGGCGAGCTCCCGGGTTGCGCTTCCATTCATCTCGCATCCGATCCTCCCTCCGGAGCGTTGAGCACTCCGTCGAATCGCTGAAAAAGGAGCTCGAGCTCGCGGTTGCGGCGCTCGAGCTTCGTCACGTGCAGCGCGATCGTCTCCACCGCGCCGTCGACCAGGAGATCGTTGACCGCCCGGAGGGCGCTCTCGACAGCGGGATCCTCGATCTCGTTCAACAGCGCGCGCAGCTTTAGCGTCACAGTTCACCCCCCAGAATCACGTCCATGACCGTCTCGAACTCGAGCTCGTCGTGCACGTACATGTCGAGCGTGGTCGCCGCTGAGGCGTGACCGAGCTGGTCCTTCACCGCCGCAACAGTCGTCTTGTTGGACTTCGTCATCAGAGTGCCGAACGTGTGGCGAAACATGTGCGGAGTGACCTTCCTTCCGACGATTGGCGTGCAGGTGTCCTTGATGAGCTTCGTGAGCCCGTCTGGATCTCGGCGCCCTCCCTCGCGAGTTTCGAACAACCAGGTTGTGCCGGCGAACACTCTGCGGATGTCAGCCACCAGGCTCCGCGGCATATCGACATGTCGCTCCTTCCCGCCCTTCCCGAATACACGAACTCGATACTTACCGCCGATGCCTACCTGCACGTCGCTCAGGCGTATTCCGCACAACTCAGCCCTCCGGATACCCGTGACCAAGAGGGTCTTCACGATCAGTTGCGTCCGCTCGCTGAGGCAGTCGCTCGTGAGAAGCGCAACCATCTCCTCGCGCGTGAGGCTGCGCTCTGCGGGAACGGCGCGGCTCTTTCGCGCGCCGCGGACCTCGGATAGCCGACGTTCGAACTCAGCGTACGCGCTGCGATCCCTCGACTCCTCGCTCTGCACGAAAATGAACCGGAGGAGCTTCTTCGCGCCGGTCAGTCGCTTATTGATCGTCCCGGCTTTGTAGGCCGAGCCCTTCAGACTCGTCGCGTACGCTTCGATCGCCGAAACCGACATCTCCAGCCCGTTCTCCGAGACGAATCGCACGAACGCCTTGAAGTCCGGCCGATAGTCCTTGTACCGGGAGCTGACGTCCTGGAGTATGTCGGGCGTGCATTTCATGCGCCGGAATCTCCATTCCTCACCCCCTGATAACTGTTCTTATCTGGGGGTGTCTCAACCGCCGGCGTGTCCGCGGCTTCCGGCATCAGGTGCCCCTGGCAACCCTTCGTGTAGTCGAAGTTGTCGCACTGACCGATGGGCAGCACCTCGTGCCCCTGGGCGAGCTCGTCGAACAGGGCGTTGCGAGCCTCGTGCTCGGTCATTGGACGCCCGTCGTCGTGCTGCAGCATGGGAACGATCTTCCGCTGAAAGTCGCGCAGCGGCCACGACAACGCGCCACGAATGCTCAGGCATAAATGAAACTGGTGGGTCATGGCGCAGACCCCTCAAAATGTTCGAGCTGCTCGCGCAGCAGCCGGACAACGTCCTCCCGATCCGCGTTGCTCATGTAGTTGCACCTGCCCTGCTGATCCCTAAACGGGAAGACAAGCAGCACGAATCCGTTCCGCCGTTCTGCTCGCAGATTCAGAAAGCTATCGATGTACTGCGCGAGCGCGGTCATCCTGGCCTGATAGATAGGCTCGACAGGTCCGTCTCCAAGCTTGGAGTCACTAACCATACGCCACCACGCCTGGGTTCTGGATCTGCCACGCCACGATGATCGCGGCGATCGCCTGGCGCGACGTCAGTTGTCCGCCGCCGCGTCGCACAAGACGCTCCGCCTCGGAGATCCGGTCGTAGAGCTCCGCGTTCAACGCCTGGTCCCATGCGTCGACGCCGGCCAGCATCTCGGCGGCGATCTGGTGTGGCGACTTCTGCATCGGGCCTTCCTCAATGTTGCCGTTCAATGTTACGCCCTCCGTTTCGACGCACCGCGGCAGTGGCGAACTTCACCATCTCGAGCGTCGGCTCGATCTCAACGCCGTCGACGTAGAACGCCGCCGGCAGTCCCGCGCGGACCTCCACCTCCATGTACTGTCCCTCGTAGTGGAACCCGATGCGCTCAGTTACCCGCCGTGGCACGCTTAGGCTCCTTGTGGATGCCGTCCTTCACCTCC